CATATCACCACATTTCCCTTTATATATCCTTTACTAGAGTCTATTCTATCCACAGATGGAGAATTAAATTCATCAGATTTAAAAGGAAGGTGTGTATAATAACATTTATTTTCTTGTTTATTCAATATCTCTTCTAGATATACCATATCTAAGTTATTTTCTAAACCTTTTTTATTACTATTTATCAATGTTTTAGATAATAACCATTTAGTTACGTTTTCCATTTCCCTTTCTTTTCTCTTTCTACTTTTACATTTATTACATGTTTTAGAAGATCCACTAGAAAATTTATTTGGATCACTTTCCCCACAATACTGACATTTAAAGACTTTCTCCTTTCTATTATTAACAATAAATCCATATTGTGTTTCAGTATAAAGTTCATTAGAATAGAGATCATTATTAATTACTTCTGAAGTAAAGTCTGAATTATTTAATATATCAATATAACTTCCGTATCCATAATCCTTTATTCTATTGATATAATTATAAATTCCAGTTGCATTTTGATCGTTACCATAAAGGATTCTACTTAAATTCTTATTTGAATATTTAATTTCCTCAATTTTACTATATTCTAATAATACTAATAAAAAGAATTTGTGTGTTTTTGTAATGTTTTTATCTAGTAGAAATTTATAACAAGGTTTGATGAAATTTAATTTTATCTTATACGCATATCCATTCTCTGTTAAGTTTTCGATTTCTTTATTTTCTTCTAATATTTTTAGATATTTCTTAACATCATTATGTCCTATACCGCATTGGACGATTTGATCTTTAGTAAATTGAGAGATGTTATTTTTTCTAAAATGACATACCCATCTCATGACTAGTTCCGAGGTAATAAATGTTTTGTTTGAAATTTTTCCTGTTAAATAAAAGTTTTCCATAGTATTAATTTTATCAAATTCAAAAATAGTAAAGGGTAAGAAGATAAACAAGAGATAGGATAAATTTTGTGAAAATAGAAATGGTTGAGGATTTAGAAAAAAAATTTTTTATATTTTTTATTTTTAGAGGGAAATTTTAAACTAATATGATTATAAGCAAAGAAAAAGGATCACACCCTACACCCCGTGACCATCTTTGAATAAAAAACATTAAATAAAACAAAAAAGCCATGAAAGGTAGAAATTCATTCTCAAAAGGATTATCAAAAGAATTATTAAACTCTCCAGTAGTAGTTCGTAACGCAGAGGGAGGTAGAATGCTAGGAGATATCGTAGATCTCTCAGATGCAACATTTAACCCCGAATACACGTTCACAACTCAAGATGGACAGGAACGCATAATTCAAGGTTTTGTTCGTGGAGAGGGAGAAACACAAACATTGATTATCTCTTTATCCCAGCTCGTAAACAGAGTAAACGGACTGGATGAGGAGAAATCTGGTCTTATGAAAAAGATCAGAAAATGTTCAAGTCTCGGTGAAATCTTAGACGTCATGGACGACATAGAGAAGATCAAAGTGATTGATACTAAAATTGTCCCGAATCGTTTCGTTCCTGGCACGGAAAGAACTCTGTGTCTCTGGGATGAGGCTTAATATAAAGGATAGCTAATGCTATCCTTTATTTATATCATGTATTATTATTAAAAAATTAACACAAGATATCATGAAAAAGATTAAAAATTTAACACAAGAAGATTACAAAGAACTGAGTCAAAAACTTAACTCACTCAAAAGAGAAAATCTACATCATCCAATGGAGAAATCCTATATAAGAAAGGAATTAGCTAAAATTCTCCCAATTAGAGAAGGATTAATTTTAAAATTCCTGTCTGAGGTAGGAATTTTAGAAAATACTTCCACAAGAACTGTGGACTGGACTGATGAAAATCCTATTTATGTAGGGAAAATTAAAAATGCTCTGGAATTATTCAGAGAGTATAATTTAGAACGTAATATGAGTATTACAGAAGCAAGAAAGCAAAAATCATTCTCTGTTGAGGATGCGATAAAACTATTGCTCGAAACAGGAGAGTATAAAATATATAAAAGAAAAATCGAATGGGTTGAAATATGACCTATTCGATTTACCTAGAATGGTTAATGAAGGTTCGTTTCCTTCACTAGGTACTAAGGGAGTTGTGATTATATTTTTTTAAGTGATAATATTTTTCAAGTGATAATATTTTTTAAGTGATTAGAAGTGAGAGATGGGATTTTTGTGATTCTAAACCACAAATTTCCCCCCTTCTCACAGCATTAATCCACAACACCACTAAAAATTTTCTCCATAGTTCGTAAAACCATGGAAAATCTTGTGTTAATGAAAGAGGTGAGACAAGTTCTAATCTTGAACCCTAATCACCTCTTATTTGCCTCTAGTATCAATAAATATATAAGCTGTCGTGTCTATAATTTATAACTTTAAATTTAAAATTATGGAATTAATATTAATTATTTTAACAGTACTTAATGCAGTATGTATAACTGCGTTAATAGTATTATTACAAAACATTAAAAAGACAGCTAGTCCTTGGATGTATAGAATATATCTATTCTTTACAATATTAGCTCTTCTCTTTTGTTAGATAAGAGTTATAATATAAATTACAAGGATTGTTAGATAAAGATCTATGATATATTATCTAGATCAATATATTCAGATCGCTAGAAATATGATTATGATATATGTTTAAACATATGATGATAAGTATATAATTATATATCTTATCTAAGGATATGTAAGGTCCCATAGCGTAAAGGTTAACGCAAAACACTCATAATGTTGAGATTCTAGGTTCAAGTCCTAGTGGGACCACGATATTGATTTTCAGGATTTCTGATGTTTAGAATTTCTGGATTAATGTTTTTTGTAATTTTTTTTCATGATCAGTGTTTAACATTAGCAACATTTAATGAGACGTGATGTCTCCTTCCTTATTAAGGAGAGTTAATACTCTCCTTTTTAAATTTGTTTATTATGAGAAAGATAGATATAAAATACATAATGACAATAATAGGAATATTTATATTTCTATTATTATTATCTTCATTAGAATCAATCATTAATTCTATTTAAATAAGAGCGAATATCCAAATTGGTTAAGGGAATAGTCTGCAAAACTATATTGTGAGAGTTCGAATCTCTCTTCGCTCTCGTTAAATATTATATTTAAAAGGTTATATTCGGAAATATATAAGAATGATATCTTTTAAATACTTTAAAATTATATTAATTAAAACAAATAAAAATAATCTTTTAAATATAATAATTATGAAGATCGTGATTAATAGATCCGGAATTGGATTAAATCTATCTCTACCAGCTATAGAGTATTTAATTAAATATAAAGTAATTAAGTCTCCATTAGATATAAGAAATATTAATAGGAGTAACCCAAGATTAGTAAGATGTATCGAAGTATTAGGAGATAACGCATCTTTAGATATATTAGAAACGATAACAGTTAGAGATGATTTTAAATATAAAATCTCTGAAATCCAAATAGGTAACATCCATAGAGAAATTATCCTCATGGAGTAAGATATTTACATATGTAAATCTAATTAGTGTACAATAATTAGATATTCCAAGCTCTACTGGTTATAGAGTATAAATAAACCTAGATTTTTAGATTTTTCAAATTGACCTAAAATCTAATATCTTAGGATTGGATATAAAATAAGCGTGGAATACTTATTGTTAAATCAACTTCTTAGTAGTTTAACTGGTGAAAATGTCACATACAGTAGGAAATATTAGTTCGAATCCAATCTAAGAAGTGATAAAGAAACTCATATAATTCATATCTTAATATTAACCCGAAAAAAGGGCAACAGTAGGGTTGGGGTGGGTTCAGTGCCCTTGAGATAATATCAAAATCAGCAATAATGCAGATGAGCTGTAACCACCCTTTTATTAATAATTTTGTTTATATTCTATGCGGGATAGTGTAAAGGTAACATCCTAGGCTCATAACCTAGAGGATGGTGGTTCGAATCCATCTCCCGCTACTATATAATAGACTTCAGATATTTAACGCGGAATATAGAAGTTTGTTATATTTTATAATTATGCATGCTAATTATAAATCCCAACTCATCCTATGTCTAAGGGGAGTATAAATTAAAAGCAGATCCATCTTTTTGAGTTTGTATTGGTAATGAGAATAACTCTATAACTTAGAAATGTTATAAAACTTTCTTGAATTTAAAATATAAGGTTTGGGAACTTATATCATTAAATTAACTCCTCAGTAGCTCAGTTGGCTAGAGCAGCGGACCGTTAATCCGTAGAGTCGTAGGTTCAAGTCCTACCTGAGGAGCATAATAAAGAGTGTAGTACTAGTGTAGGACTCAACGTAACTTATAGGTTTTGTATTGTACATATAAATTTAGTCCTATTGGGTGTCGTATAACCCAACTTAGCTATCGAGTATGGTTAATGATAGCATTTTTATCGAACTTCCATAAAAATAATTATATGAGAAACAAGCATTATTTCCTAATGGATTAATCTGATAAACCGTATATCGGAGTTGATACACTCATAATTGTCTAATGTAGCTTCGTATTATAAGAAGTAAGTTAATATAAGAAATCAGTTCAGAATAATGTATTGTATTCGACGTGGGGATTTAAAATTGTATTTATGTGATAGATGTATAGAGAAAAGATTAAGACGGAAAATATCTGGAGAAGATCTAATTCCAAATGATCCTGTTAATAATTTATATATACAAATATGTCTAGATTTATAATTTATTAATTATGAAAAAGAGAGAACTCCCGAAAGAAGTAAAGAGATGGATTAAATTTTTTATAAAAACTAATGCTTATTATAATTTTGATTGGGCATTTATGTTAGATGTAGAAAAAGAGAAATTAACTCAATGTATTAAATTTTTTACTGATAACGGATGTCATATTAATAATTCCAGAATAATTTCGAAGATGCAATTGGCTGTGAGATTATTAGATATTGCTAGGGATGAGGATTTAGATTTTAAAGGTTATGTAAATACTAAGAATATAAATAGATTTATTTCTATAGATAAATATGATATTGATATTCTCCCAACTCTTCGAACTGAAAAAGCGTGGTATTTATATAATAAATTAAGATATTATTATATGAAAGAATGGTGGGATTAAATATATTATGCTAGAATGGTGAAATTGACAGATACTCAGGACTTAAAATTCTGTGGATAGTAATATCCATGTGGGTTTGAATCCCACTTCTAGTACTATCTAGATGTAGCAAAATCAGTGAAGTTAAATACAGAAATACGCTTCGTAAGAGAACCTGTAGTCCTTAAAGGATAGTGGTGACACTGAGCCAATCTATTTATATAGAAGGTGAGATTCCAAAAACTACAATATTTATAGGGAATCAATCATATAAGAAATTATATGAAATCTCTGATAATCTATAGTGCCTTATAGAAAAACAGGGGATGAAGTTAAGGCACAAACTTCATTGGGATATATTCCCGGCGAAAGAGATTTTATATATCTCTGGATCTGATTATTTAATAGTACTTTGTGCATCGGATGCACTCCGAGGGATGTGAGGTTAAGGTTCGACTCCTTACAAAGTACCTAATATTAATTTAAATAAAATTATATGGAAATTAGTAATAAAAATAAAGTATTTTTTGGAGAAGTTGGAGTTACATCTACATCCGCTACATATTTGTGTAATATAGCTAGAGAGTTATTGAAAGATCTAGAAGCTTCCTTAAATAATGTCTCATTTATTACAGAAGAAGTTAGTATACTAGGATCTGAAAATACAGTTAAAACTAGAGAGGGATATAATTCATCAGAATTATCTGATTTAAATTCCAAACTTATGAAAGCAGCTGAATTAAAAGCATTCATTGCTTGGATGAGTGAAGGAATAAAAGCAAAGGATCAAGAAAATACTAGAGTATCACAATATACTTTAGAAGACTATATATCCGATTTTCCTGAAGAAGCAGTTTCTAAGGTTAAGGAGTTTAAGGAAGATTTTGAATATGGAATTGGGAAATTATCAATCTCCGATAGAGTTAAATTTCTATATTCCGAAGCTTTGGTATCTTCAATTGGGGCGTATATTCATAAAAAGGGTGCATTAAAAGAAGCTTATAAAGAGTTATTAGATATAGCTCATAATAAGGTTAATGTGGAAACAGATACAAGAGATAGTTTAGTACTACTTACGAATAAGATACCTAGTGTAGATGTTAAAGATGTGGAAAAGATACTTCTTAAATATCAAAATTTAAGAAGAGAACATGAGAAAGAATTAAATTCTATTAAATCTAAATTAAAGAGTCTTGGTCATGAATATAGAGTACATCTTAATTTAGAATATAAATCAGAATTAGAGCGATATAAGCAGGAAATAGGTATTTTACAGTCTAAATATCATGCATATGTTTTAAATAAAATGAAGGAAATTGAGAATTTGAAAATTATCATTCCAAAAGAGTTAGAAAAAATTTACAATTATTTAGAAATAATATCTAAAGAAAAATAAAAATAGGTAATGCCGAAATTCATTGGAATGGAGGTATTTTTATATGTATAGATTATATAACATCTAATAGTATTTAGAAACCTAAAAGTTTCTACCACGTTTTAGTATATTAAAAACACAAATAGCTTTTAAAATAGTAAGAATCTTTATCTAATCTTCATTTAAATTTGATTATTATTTAATTCTACGACCATCATATATTATCTATAATCAGATTTAAAGTCCTAATCTTTGTCCTTGAAAAGATTCTTGTCTTTGACTTTTTCTTTGGCTATATTATATAATCTATACATAACTATTTTTAATAAACATTTGTCCTATAGTATAATGGTAATACATCTGGTTTTGGTCCAGAGAATTGAGGTTCAAATCCTCGTAGGACAACAATTCTATAATGGGAATTTTTAGATTGATTATTTCTTATAGAAAAATCTGGACAAATTTTGTTTGGACTTTTCTTTTCATTCAATAAATATTGAAAAATTCGAAAAGATATGAAAAATACTCCAAATAGTTATTTAACTGAATATTATATAAATAAAGTTTTGTTTATATAACTCTTTAAAAGACTGTAAAATATTAAAATTTCAAAACTAAACGGATTCTATGGCTTATAAGTAGAATACCCCTTTCTGTATATTTTATCAAGCCTAGATACTCTAAAACTATTTTTAAGTCAACTTCCAGATATGGTATGTTTGGACTATTATAGATTTTTGGAGTTCTAGGCTTTTTTATTTTCATTTTTCAAACTCAGATTTTCAAACATGATGGTAGTAAATATATTAATTAGATATAA